TATCTAATGTATTGGTACATGTCTTTCTTTGAAAGCCCTTGAATGTCTCCCATCTGGAATACTAAATCTAGAAACTTTTCTTCTAGCTTTACCATATCCCTACACACCTGATATATTTCTTTTTTCAAATCGTCTGTCCAAAGATCTATGTTCTCTTGTATAAACTCTCTAAATAATTTTGTCATAGCTTCAACATGTAGAGACTCATCTCTAATACTATAGGTTACAATCTGACCCATGCCTTTCATCTTTCCAAAGCGAGGGAAGTTTAAAAGAATTGCAAAGCTGCTGAATAGTTGCAGTCCCTCAGTAAAGGCAGAATAGATTGCAAGATTCTTGGCAATAGATTCTTTTTTAGTTACCTGCATTGTTGTGTTAGATAGATAATCATGCTTATTAGACATGGCCTCATACTCAGCGAATGCTCTGTATTCTGTTTCTGGCATCCCAACCGTATCTAGAAGAAGAGAGTAGGCATGCTGATGGATTGATTCCATGTTAGCAAAAGAACACATCATCATTCTTGCTTCTGGTTTCTTAAACACTCGCATAAAATTATCAACATATCCAGAGGCCACATCTACATCAGACTGCGTGAACAATCTAAATATCTGTGTCAATAAATTCTTTTCAGAATCTTCCATGTCTTGCCAATCTTTAACATCGTTGTGAAGTGGTACGTCTTCAGGCAACCAATGCATTTGGTTTTGCTGGACGTAACAATCGAACATCCACGGATCATCAAAAGGTTTATAATAACTCCTAGTTTTTAGAAGGCTCACCAACCATGCCCTCCTTTTTTAACTTTAAGTATATCTTCAAGTTTATCTTCTCCTTTATTATGTAATTTGTTATGTAAATACATAGCAGTCCAGCAACCTAAAATTGCTCCTATTGCTAACCTCCATATCACATCCCAACTTGCCCCAAGCTCAACTATATTTAGAATAATATATACTTCTGTAAAGGTCATTCCAAAACTAAAGAACGGTACAGAGATATAATTATTAAAAGCTACATTCCTTTGCTGAAAAGCTTTAACAAATACAGAAATAAAACTAGCTATTATCAGTGTCATCTATCTCATACTCCCAATACTCCAGTATTATTCCCCAAGGAATATACATAGGAGTATTTATATGTTTCTTATCGTCATTAAAATAGTCTGTGGCTAAAACAATTCCTTTATCATTCTCAGAAATTCTCCAACCAACAGTGGTTCTTGTAACAGGTTTTAACTTCTTGGCTTCAGGTATTGTAATATCTATTGTATCTACCCAAGCATCCTCCCATTTTATTTCAACGATGGTGTTTTTCTTTCTCATCCCTCGCAGCTTATACAGCCGTCCTCCTCTAGTTTTATTCTAGGTATCTTTGTGTTCACATTCTCTGCACCCCTAGCAGAATCAGAACGTAAATAATAAAGAGATTTTAACTGGTGCGCTCCTGCCCAGTGTACATCATTTACATATTGTAGAAAATCATCATGTGTCTCTTGCTCTGCCTCTATCGGGGGAGTCTTAAAAAATAAATTTATACTCTGGCTTTGACAAATATATTCCTGTCTATTTTTAGCATGTTCTATAATCCAAATTTGATTTAGCTCTGGAGCAGTTTTAAATATTTCCTTTACACTATCTGGCAGCATATCCAAATGCTGTACTGAACCATCATGTGCTGCAATGTCTCTCCATATCTTTTCTCTCTTATTATTATTTGGATAAAGCTCAAACAATACATCCTCAAGATATTTGTTCTTAACTTTAAAGCTTCCTGTCAAGGTCTTGTGTGTAAACACATTAGCCCTGAAAGGTTCTACAGAAGGACTAGTTCCACCACAGATGATAGAACTGGAAGCATTAGGGGCTACTGCAAGTAAATGTGCATTCCTTCTACCACTCCCCTCCATATCAGGTGCTTCTCCACGCTCCTCTGCTAGTTTTCTAGTAGCAGCCAATGCTCTTTCCTTAATTAAAGAGAACGCTTTGTGATTGAAGGAGGCTGCATACATGCTTTCAAATGGTATATTATTCTCTTGTAAATAACTATGGAATCCCATAGCACCTAAACCTACAGACCTTTCTCTCATAGCAGAATAAGCAGCTTTAGAGTAGCCGCTTTTGTCTTTTACAGAGTCAATGAAATGCTCAAGAACATTATCTAGCATTGTTATTAGATCAGAAATAAAAGTATCTACAATAGACCACTCATTGAAGTGTTCTAGGTTGACACTTGAGAGACAGCACACGGCTGTTCTTTCCTCATTTGTAGGTAGGGTAATCTCAGAACAAAGATTACTTTGTCTTATCTCCAAGCCTAGTTTCTTTTGTTCTACTGGTAGTGCCTCATTACATACATCTAAATTAACAATGTATGGCTCTCCGGTTTCCATTCTTGCTTGAATGATTTGGAACCACAAGTCTCTCGCTGAAACTATTTTAACTGCCACGTTAGTCTTAGGGTCTATCAGTCTCCAATCATCATCCTCTTTAACGGCCTCTAAAAATTCATTTGTAATACTTACTGCATTGTGGATATTCAAACACTTCCTATTTAAATCCCCGCCTGTGGTTTTTCTCATGTTAATAAACTCTTCTATCTCTGGGTGAGATATATCTGAGTATGCGGCGTAGCTCCCCCGTCTTGTTATGCCCTGATTAAAGGCCAGCATCTGAGAATCAACTACATGCATGAAGGGGATAGAACCAGTAGACTTACTACCGTTAGCAGTATCCACACCATTGCTCCTAACATAGCTCCAACATCCACCGATGCCTCCACCTCCACTAGCGAGCCATATATTTTCATCATAGTGATCAGATAAACCAGTGCGGGAATCAGGAACAAAATTAAGAAAGCAGCTGATAGGTAGGCCACGGCTAGTTCCTCCGTTGCTAAGGATAGGAGTGCTATACATGAACCAGCGATTACTGACATATTCATAAAGTCTCTGTGCAAGAGCATAATCAGTATGTCCCTTATAAGTAGCACCAAATATACTGGCGCGAGCAAAAGCTTCTTGAGCATGAGTCTCATTCCCCCATAAATATCTGTCTGTTAGGGTTGATAAAGTGAAAGAATCTAAAACTTTTTCCTTATCATAATTTATCTTTATACCAAGATAATCTTGCTCCCCTATTTTATTGTCGGTCATAGTCCCGATCCTTTGTCCTTCTCTTTTTGTGCTTAGGTTGTTGTTTTCTGTTCTGATCTTTTTTGTTTTTCTTATGGTACTTTTCAATCCTTTCAGCCTTCCTGTCCCACATTGTTCTATTCCTCTGGCTTCATTAAGCTGTCTATTAGTTTATCGAGATACCATCTTGCCTTTCTTAAATCTTTTATATTATCCTTGTATCTAAATCTCCATACATACTTTAATACATTAGCACGAACATAACCCTCGAACTCTTCCTTGGTTGAGGCTGCTTTAATAGCATCAATACATTCTATGTTACCATTGTTATAGTGGAATGGACTATCAACATCATCTCCATATGTTTTATCTTCTCTTAATTTTCTAGTGACTTCATCCCACTCTTGCGGTGTAGCATCATCAATACTCATAGTGTCTCCTGTTCCACCCACGTATTAGGTAATGTATCTTCACTGTACCAAGTGAATCCGTTTGCTTCTGCCCACTCAGCATGGCTTCTTTTAGTACCGTCCTTTCTCTTCTTAGCTTGTGGCATAGGAGCATACGGATCAGCAAATAAAAAAACTAACTCAGTGTTAGGGGGTAAGGCTTTCTTTACCCAAGTATACTTGTTATATTCTTGGTAATCCCAAAACCTTCCCTTAGCTTCTATGAAAATTATTTTCCTACCAATCTTTTTTATAAAGTCAGGATGGTACACATGATCTATGGTGTACTTAACCTTATCTCCATGATGCTCCCAAGATTTTAAAACACCCTGATGTAAAGCATACTCCCAGTTAGAATCATAACTGGTTGGGACATCTTTTTCTTTAGGTCTAACAACCCTTTGTTTTCTAAATCCTTTTCTAATTTTCATTTAACTCTCGTAAAGTTTTTGGTAACACTCCACTCTCCTTATAGATTCGCTTAACCTTTTTTATAAACCATCTATAACTGTGCGAACTTAAATGGTAGCTTCCGTCTTGATAGAACAAGTGCGTTTGCTTTGGTAAAAATGACAAGGCATTATCTATATTATAACATTTCCCCTGCTCTGTGTCAACCAAAGTTCTTAACCAATCCACAATAAGCTCTTTAGATTTCTTCCTAATTAGCTTAGCGTTCCTTCCGTT